ATGCTCAATCATAAATTGTTCTTTGTTCGCTTTTGAATGGGACAGGTTCAAAGTTGATCCATACTCTTTTGAAGAAATCGTGAAGAACTCGACAACATTTAAAGTAAGTGTGAAAGATCAAGTTGTAAATCATGGGTATTCGATAGAAGAAAGCACTGTTAATTTTTGGGAAAAGCAAACGCCTGAATTGAGAGCGTTGATTAAACCAAAAAAAGACGATTTGTCTCTTTCTGATTTTTGTAAAAAAATAAACACTTTTTTGTCAAATTCTGAAAAAATAGATTACTGGTGGTCTAGGAACAACACATTTGATGGTGTGATTTTATTAAATGCTTTCAAAAAAGCAGGAAATAAAAATTTGATGGGTGAATATTTGAATACGTGGAAAGTAAGAGATATTGCCACACATCTTGATACAAAACTTGATTTTAGGCAACAAAATAGATTTATCCCTGTAAAAGATACAGAATATTGGGAAAGTGCTTTTCAAGAACATAATAGTAAACATGAACTTGCTGCTGATTTGATGCGGATGCAAACCATGTTTATGTTGGAACATGATATGGAGATGTTGCTCAAATGAATGAAAAATGGATGATACGTTTTATGCGTGTCGCAAAAGAAGTTGGTTCGTGGAGTAAAGACCCAAGTAGTAAAATAGGTGCAGTAATCGTTAATGAAAACCGCCGTATACTTGCTACTGGATATAATGGGTTTCCTAAAACAATTGCTGATGATGACCGATTAAATGTCAAAGAAGAAAAATACCCATTAATCATACATGCCGAAATGAATGCAATTTTAAATGCATTGAAAAATGGTGTTCCTGTAGATGGTGCTACTATATTCGTATATGGTCTTCCTGTTTGTAGTGAATGCGCAAAATCTGTTTCGCAGTCTGGTATATCAAAAGTAGTTGTCATGCAACCCGATGAAAACTCTAGATGGTTTAGTGAATGGACAAAAAAATCACTCCCATTATTTCAAGAAAGTAACATAAAAGTGGAATATCTTCTTGATGCTGACATATAAATAGTGGAATGAAATGAAGTTTTAATTATGAAAGGTATATTATGGAATTAAAAGTAGATATAGAAAAACTTAGAGAATACTCTATATTTGTAGGAACACCGATGTATGGTGGTGAGTGTGCAGGGTTATACACTAAAGCAACTGCTGATTTGGCAAAAATGTCTACAAAATACGGTATTAATGTAGAATTTTATTACCTATTCAATGAATCATTAGTTCAAAGAGCAAGAAATTATGTTGTGGATGAATTTTTGCGTTCTGATTGTACACACTTGATGTTCATTGATGCGGACATTTTTTTTAGACCAAATGATGTGTTGAATCTTCTTGCGCTACAAACACAAAATAAAGACAAATATGATGTCTTGACAGGACCATATCCTAAAAAAACTATTGCATGGGAAAAGATTAAGAAAGCAGTTGAAATGGGCAAAGCAGAAAACCCATTCCATCTTCAATTCTACACTGCTGATTATGTTCTAAACCTTGCTGAAACTGGTCAGAAAAGTTTCCGTCTTGATGAACCAGTACAAGTGAAAGAGTCCGGCACTGGTTTTATGTTGATACCACGGGAAACTTTCGAAAAATATGAAAAAGCATATCCAGAACTTAAATATCTTCCTGACCATTCAAGAAGTGCTAACTTTGATGGGTCGCGTGAAATTACTGCATATTTTGATTGTATCATTGATCCAGATACAAGACGATATCTATCAGAAGATTATTTCTTCTGTAAAAATGCTATAAAAGCAGGTATCAATCTCCACACATGCCCATGGGTAGAATTGAGTCATGTGGGGTCGTATGTTTATAAAGGTTCTCTTGCAGCAATGGCATCTATTGATGCACCATTGACAACAGACAAATCGTCTAATCCCAAAGCATATAAGAATAAACCTTGACAGTATCACATATACATGCTACTGTCAAACAATTACATCATGAAAAAAAAGGAGTGAAAATGAAGTTTTCCGATAAAACACTAACAATATTGCGCAATTTCTCAGCAATTAACCAATCAATTATTCTCAAAAAGGGTAATGTTCTAAAGACAATTAGTCCACAAAAAACCGTCATGGCATCTGCTACGATTGATGAAGAAATCCCAAGTGATGCAGTGATTTATGATTTGTCTCGCCTTTTGGCGGTATATGCTCTATATGATGACGCTGATATTTCATTTGAACAAAAAAACCTTATAATTTCAGAAAAAAATCGTAAGACACGATATTTCTTTGCTGACCAATCAATGGTGATCGCTCCACCAGATAAAGAAATCAGTATTCCAACACCAGATGTTACAGTAAACATAAATTTGGAAGATTTGAAATCTGTTCTAAAGGCATGTGGTGTTTTGCAGCAACCAGAAATGGCGTTTATTGGTAAAGATGGTAAGTGTATTATTTCTACTTACGATAGTCAAAATCCGACTGCTGACAACTTCCAAATCGAATTGGGTGATACCGAAGACAATTTTGTCTTGATTATCAAGTTGGAGAATGCTAAGATCATTCCTTCAAACTATACAGTGTCACTTAGTTCAAAAGGTATTTCTATGTTCGAATCTGAAACTATGAAATACTTCATCGCAATTGAGTCAAAATCAACATTTAACAAAGGATAAAATATGACAGAAACTGCAAATTCAGTAAACCTACAAGATATTGCTGTGGTTGTTCAAATCATTGATGCGTGTAGTGAACGTGGCGCATTTAAAGGAAATGAGATGGCAACAGTAGGTGCTTTGCGAGAAAAATTTAACAGTATTGTTGAAGCAAATATGCCTAAAGAAGTACAAGAAGAAACAGAAGCAGGGGAATAATTCCCTGCTTCTACTTTAAATTATGATGAAAGAGGTATTATATTATGACAATTGAAGGTGTGAATGGTGAATTTTTGTGGGCACAAAAATACCGACCATCAAAAGTATCAGAAGCAATTCTACCCGCAAAAACAAAATCCATGTTTCAAAAATTTGTAGATGATAAAAATGTTCCTAATTTGCTTCTATCAGGACCACCAGGAACGGGCAAAACCACTTCTGCAATAGCAATGTTGCGTGAACTTGATTGTGACTACATGATCATCAACGGGTCATTGAAGGGTGATATTGATACTTTGCGTTATGACATTTCAAGATATGCTTCTTCTGTATCACTTTCTGGTGGTCGTAAATATGTGATTATTGACGAAGCGGATTATCTTACACAAAAAACGCAAGCAAGTCTTAGAAACTTTCTTGAAGAATATTCTAAAAATTGTGGTTTCATTTTTACATGTAACTACAAAAACAAGATTATTGAACCGTTGCGCGGTCGTTTTTCTAACATAGAATTCAATATTGAAAATGGCGAAAAACCAGCACTTGCGGCAAGTTTCTTTAAGCGTGTTATTTCTGTTTTGAATCAAGAAAATGTAGAATATGATAAGCGTGTTGTTAGTGAGGTTGTCACCAAGTTTTTCCCTGACTTTCGTAGAGTTTTCAATGAACTACAAGCATATGCAGCACATGGTAAAATTGATAGTGGCATTCTAACTTCGTTCAATGATGGTAATATGAATGAACTTTTCGGAATGCTCAAAGAAAAGAATTTCGATGGTATGACAAAATGGGTCATTGATAATTCAGATCAAGACATGAACGTGATCTTTGAAAAAATGTTCTACATGCGTGATAGTGTAAAGACAAAACCAGATTATATTGTGTTGTTGGGTGAATATCAATACAAACATGCGTTTGTTGCAAACCCTGTTTTGAATATGACTGCATGTCTAACAGAAATCATGTTTAATTGTCAGTTCAAATAATGTTTAATAATTTAAAGAAAAATCAAATCTCATGTTTCTTTTGCGGAAAATTGCATAAAGAAAAAGAAACATATATCCTTGATTATCAGTCTAAAGATGGTAAACATTCGCAAAATGTATGTCCTACATGTGCAGACAGTTTAAATCAAATAGCAGATATGGCAGAAAGTATGAGAAATGAGTGATAAAGAATATACGCCTTTCGATTTCATGAATTCAGCGAGTCATCAAAAAAATGACTTGCTGGAAAGTGCAGACAATCCAGAGTATGTAGAAAATCAATATGTGCCTTATATCGTCAACAAGGGGTTTTCTAACTTCGCAGATACAATTTTACATGCAAATGAAATGAACCGTTTGCATGAGATACCAAATGGTGCGCAATATCATTATTACCTTGATGTTTTGCGCCCAAGAAAACGTTTCAAAAAATGGAATAAATTGGAAAGCGATGCAGACATTGATATTATTCAAGAATACTACCAATGTAATAGGACTGTTGCAAAGCAGTGTATGAAAGTAATTTCACCCGAAATGTTAAAAACCATAAATATCAGTATGACTAAAGGTGGTCATAAATGATGTAACAATAATAAAAAAAGGGTGAAAAATAATGGAAAATGAAGATATTTTCAGAGGTGTTGGTGTTGAAATTATATTACCAGAACCAGACAATTTCCTAAAAATAAAAGAGACACTAACCAGAATTGGTATTGCTTCAAAGAAAGAAAAGAAGTTGTTCCAGTCATGTCATATCTTGCACAAGAAGGGAAGATATGCTATACTACACTTTAAAGAATTATTTATCTTAGATGGTAAAGATAATAATTTTTCAGAAGAAGATGCTGGAAGACGCAATACTATAGTCAATCTACTAGAGGAATGGGAACTACTAGAAGTAGTAGATGCTTCTAAAACAGAAGACCCAATTGCGCCTTTAAATCAAATAAAAATTATCCCACACAAAGAAAAAAGTAGTTGGGAACTTGAAACAAAATATAATATTGGAAAAAAGAAAGGTGAATAAATAATGAAAGTTTTTCGATTAAACCCTAACGCCGCAATGCCAGAATTCGCAACAGAAGGTTCTGCATGTTTTGATCTTCGCGCATGTTTTGATGAAGGTATGGTTATCACCACGTATAATCCTCATAATAAGAAAATTCAATTGCCTGTAAAGAGTGGCGCTAATGGTTTGCAGATTCAAGCACAACCACAATTCAGAACACTAATCCCTACTGGATTGATTTTTAACATTCCCAAGAACCATGTTCTTAAATGCTATTCTCGTTCTGGGATGTCAATTAAATATGGTCTTGCACTTACTAACGGAACAGGAATTATTGATTCTGATTATGTTGATGAAGTGTTTATCTCATTGTATAACATGAATGATACTCCAATCACAATTTATGACGGTGATCGTCTTGCGCAAGCAATGCTTGAAAAAACAATCACTTATACACTTGAAGAAGCACAAAGACGACCATCACAAAAAACAGACCGTGTAGGTGGTTTTGGTTCTACTGGAACTGAATAAAAATATTGTGGGGAATAGTGTTTGACTATTCCCCATATAAATAAATATCGTAAAGACGCCTTATGGGTCTTTACTTTATACCAGAGTTGGTCAAAAGACAACTCAAAAAAATGTAAATCTTGCTTAAAAAGGAGATAGCAAATGACTATAGAAGACGCACTACGTAATAATTCACTATTTGTTGGTTTTGATCGCATTTTTGACCGTATGGATGATATGCGACTAATAACACAACCAAAATATCCACCATACAATATCATCAAGACTGGTGAGAATTCTTATCTAATCGAATTGGCAGTTGCTGGTTTCGATGAAGATGATTTTGATATTGAATTGCATGATGGTGTTTTAACTGTTCGTGCTGAAATAGGGAATGATGAAACCGAAACGGTTTACGTCCATAAAGGAATTGCAGCAAGAAGTTTTGAGCGTAAGTTCACACTTGCAGATACTGTTGAAGTGGAAAATGTTTCCCTACACCAAGGCATGTTGACAATAAAACTTGTTAATGTGATAGCAGATGAAAAGAAACCTAAGAAAATTCCTATTTCAAAAGTTGAAAAGACTTTTCTTACAGAATAAAGAAAAGGGGGTCATATGACCCCCTTTTTTATTTTACGTTACTTGGTAAACCGTGATTTAGTGATCCACCACCACCACCATATACGGAGTTTGATTGCACATTAGTTCCACCTTGAACATTTGTGTATCTTGGTCCATAAGTAGTAGGTGCATTCACCAATACAGTTGTAGGACGTTCGCTTTCAGTTGCCGCCCTTTCAATTTCATTTAACAATCTTCCATATTTTCCCATTTCATATTCCTCCAAATTATTTAAAAATGGGTTATTCTCATATAAAGAAGGCAAATTTACTTCTGGTAATTCTTGTTCTGCAAATGTTGTGGGGAATATTGGTACTTGGTTTGTTGCTATTGGAGTTTCTGGCATTACATTTTCGATTATTGGAGTTTCTGACATTGCATTTTCGATTATGCGTGTCCATTCACTCATAGCATTTTGGTCCATTAATAAGTTTGGATTTGTTAATATAAGACCATCAAGAAGGTCTTGTACGTAAGATTCTGAATCAGGGTTCCACCACCTACTAATACTACCTCTCATTTCTTCGTTTGCTCTTGCCCAATCAAGTAACTCACTCATTGCTTGACTATCACCACTCAGTGCCAATTCGACTCTTCTGTCTAACTGATCCCGTGACACTCCTTCGGGTTTTAATGGTTGTGCTGCTAATGCCTGTCTAGCTTCTTCTGTGACTTGCGCGATTGCATCTAAGTCTTCCTGCGGTCTTAGTGTTTGACCTAATCTTTGTCCTTCTGATGCTTGTATCGCAAGTCTTCTTCTTTCTTCTTCTGGTATTTCTTCGCCACTTGCCGCTCTGTCCAATACATCACTCAAATCATCCAATT